GTCCGCATGACGCGCAGCGCTGACGGAGCATACCTTGTCAAAACCGGCTGCGCTATCCGGGAAGCGCCGGACTTGCGCGCAGCGATCGGCATGATCCAGCAGTATGAAAGCGAAAGCACATAAAGCAAAAGCAGCACGCATATCCTGCGTGCTGCTTTCTTGTTGTGTGTTTGTCACGAGAAGAGCTTCCAGAGCTGGTTGAACTGCTTCGCGGTATATCCGTTTTGCATCGCCCACGCATACAGATCTGCTTCCTTGTACTTCTTCTGGCTGGTTCCCGGCTTCTTTGCATACATTGCCTGATAAAAGTCCACGATCTGCTTCAGCTCGTACCCGCCGTTGTATGCGGTCTCCACCTTTGCCTGCGTGTTTTCCGTAAGCTGCTGTGCCATGACGTTGAGCGCGAGCTGGTCACTGCCGCCGCGTTTGCCGACGACCGTCTTGATGATTGCCTGCATCACATCGCCGTTGCGGTCTCGCGCATTGGCCGGAAGTGTGTCTTTTGCGGTGCCGAGCTTGGCGCGGTATACGGCATTGTCTGCCACACTGCCGTCGCTTTTCGTCGTCCACGACGGGGTGTCGCTTCCGTCGAGCTTCGCCTTCTTCTTGCCTGCCGCCGTTGCGACTTCCAGAAGGTTTTGAATCGCGGCCGCTTTCTCCGCGTCGCTCGACTGCTTGTATACAGAACTCTGAATGGCTCTCTGAATGTTGTCATAGGCCGTCTGGCCGTATGCCATCTGGTAATGCCGCCTCTCATCCTGCGTCAGATCCACATCCTTGCCGTTCCGGCTACCGTCGAGCGGCGCTTTCTTCTCCGGGTATTTCACGTCGATGTTCATGCTTTCAAGCCGGTACAGCTCTTGGTTCACGGCGCTCGTCCGGTACTTCGTCACGCTGCCGGGATTCAGTGTCGCGTTCAGGAAGTTTTCCGCCGCCGTGCCGGTGTATTTCTTCTCCTGCCCCCAGTTGTCCAGCGCAGCCGGAAGCGTTTCCCGAAGCCCCGGAATCTTGCTCTTCATCGCGTTGATGCTGTTTTCCCACACGGTGTCGCCGTTGTAGGTGTCGCGCACCGTCCCGTCAACCCCCTGTGCCACGCCGGACACGACGTTTGGCACAAAACTTGTTGCCTGAGAAGCACCGTAGCGCAGGGCGGCTTCCGCAACCTTCCCGCCCGTGGTCTTTGCCTTGGAGTATTTATAGCCGTTTGCGATCTCCTGAAACTGCGACATAGCGGGCAGATCCATCACGCTCTGAAAAGCAGATTCCAGATTGCCGCCCGCAACGTTTGCAAACGTCAGGCCCTCGTCCTTGTAGCAGTCTGCCAGCAGCGCGCCATAGGTCATCTGCGCGTTGATCGGGTCGAGGAAGCCGATAGATACCAGGTCGTCACCGTCGCGCCACTCCGTGCTTTCTCCGGCAATCCACCGGTTGAGTGCACTAAGGTTAAGCTGCGTGCCGCTCACGCCCTCGGACTTTTCGAGCGCTTCCTTGTCCTTGTCGTCGTCTCCGGCGACGTTCATGATACCGGCCCCGGCAAGCACGGCAAAAAATGCGATGCCCATCGTGCCGTTGAACGCGCGGCCGAAATCCGTCACAGCCTTCGCCTGTTCGGATGCGGTCAGCGTCCCGGCCTTTGCCTTGTTCAAGACTTTGACGACCTCCGCACCGGCGTTAATAAATCCGGCAGGGGAGTACTGAATCGCTGCGCTCGCAATGTTGCCGGGCACGTTTGTGAACGGGAGCATAATGTCGCCGAGACCGATGCTGCCGCCCTGCTTGTCCTTGATGCTGAGCTTGTTCAGCGCATTGCGCATTCCGCCCATGACACCGGACAGCTTGCCTTCGTTCTGGAACGTGCGTTCCCTTGCGGTTTCCTCCGCGCGGCCGTCAAGCGCGCCTTTTGCCACCTTGCCCTTAGCTTCCAGCGCGTCAATTCCGCGCTGCGCTTCCGCCTGAATGCCGCCTTTTTGCATCTGGTCAGTCGTGACCATGGCATAGTTGCTGTATTTCTCCCACGTGGAGAGAAACCGCTCCAGAAAGTTCCCGACCATCTTGAACGACCTGCTGCCGCCGGTTTCGTATTTGCCCTGCGCGTTGGAAACGCTTGCGTCAAGGCCAGTTTCGATGTACGACTTGAGCGTTGCCTCGCCCATGCCTTTTCGTTTCGTCTTGGAGAAATAGCTCTTATCCGCAGCTACGGAGCGTGTGCCGGTGTATTTCGACAGCAGCATGTCCAGCCCGACGCCGATGTTGTTTGACACGGCCTCTACCGGGTCATACACCATATTGCCGGTAAGGTTTCTGGCCGCCGTCGCCGGTTTCGAGAGCATGGACAGATAACGATAGGTTTTGATCTGTTCGAGCGTGGACGGTTTCGCGTAGTCATATGCAATGCCGCGCACCTGGCTTGCGGCAATGTCACGCAGAAACGCTTCGCCGCCCGGCAGTTTCTTTGCCTGCTCAAGCGCCTTTTCCATTGTTCTGCCCATCTTGTTCGACCACAGGCCGTTTGTGCGCCGCTCCGTACTCATGTCTTTGATGAGGTTAACCACGCCGTCCACATCGCCTTTTTCGATGCTGCGCAGCTTCTCAGCGTTCTGGCTCACGCTATCGAGAATCTTCTTGCGCTGCTCGTCCGACATTTTGCGCGTGCGCTCGCTGTCGTTCAGCAGTTGGATCGCGTCCGCTTCCATTAGTGCCGGGTCAGACGCGAGCTGCCGCCGCTGCCGCAGCGCCTGACCGGCTTCCGTGCCGTGCGCATCCCATTCTTTCATGAGCTTTGCCACTTCGGCATAGGCATCTTTGCTGCCGCTCTCGCGCGCCTTGGCCACTTCTTTGACGATGATCTTGTGTGCAAGCACCGTGTCGGTATCGTCCCAGTCCTGCTTTGTGCCAAACAGGTCTGCCTTTTCGCCCTCGTAGTCCGATTCAAAGCGCTCCTGCGCCTTTGCGTCTACCTCTTCGTCATGGTTGACTTTGTGCGTCCGGTCTTCCGGCCTCAGCCCTTCCATCGCACGCTCGTCGTCGGTGAGCACACCGTCGGTCGAGCGCGTCTGTGTCTGCGCTTCGTCATACCCGAACTGTGCCGACATCGCGCCCTGCCCCTGTGGAAGAGTTCCGGAGTTTTCCGGCTTGACAATTTTCTCCGAATTGGATATACTATCCGCAGTAGTGGAAGCGTTTGCGCGATGTGGCACTTCGGATGTAAGCTGCGGGCCGCTTGGCGGCATGTTCAGCACTTTGCCGGCGCTTCCGCTATTTTTGTTTGTCATATACGCGGACACGATGCGCAGTTCGTGCGCCGCAGAATCCGGCGCTGCTTCCACTGCGTAGTAGGTACCGTCAATCTGCTTGGCGTATAGGACAAGCGGTGCGGGCGTGTTGTCCGCGTTGTTGAACATGCTGCTGCGCTTCTGGCTGCCGTCTGCGTTTAACAGCGGCTTTACGCTGTCGTAGTTTTCCAGCACATAGCTGATGCGCGCAATATCGTTTTCATTCGCCATGGAGTGATCGGACTCGCCGTTCGTTCCGTGGCGTTTTTCTATGTGCTGCAGCGCGTTCCCATCGATCGAATGTGTGTATCCGGTCACGTCTACGCCAACAACGCTTTTCAGGTCGCTGGCCGCACGTTCGGAGACCGTATCCAGCCGCACACGGGCTCGCTTCTTGTAGTCCGCGTTCTTCAGGCCGTTCCACTTGTGAATAAACGAGAGGATGCGGCTGTCCACACTGTCCTGATACTCTTGAATGCGCGCCTGCTGCTCCGGCGTGTGCTGCTGCGGGTCGGTGTTGATGGCCGTGTTCTGCGTCTGCGCCTCGCTTTTCGCGGCAGTGCCCGTGATGTTCTGCAGCATCACGGCGTTTTTCACTTTCGCGCGCTGTTCGCTGTTCGTGCCGGTCAGGCGCTCGCCCGTCTGCTGTTCAAACGCTGCACGCAGCTGCGTGTCCGATAGGACGCGGTTCGCTTCCTTGTTGGAGACAACGCCCTTTTTCAGCATCGCGCGCACCGTATCCCGCGCGCTTTCTGCCTGCACATTCGCTGCCGGCGCTGCTGTTTCTGCCGCTTGCGCCTGTGCCGCGATTTTGCTCGCATCTGTCGGTTTTCCGCCGGTTTGTACATCGGTGTTCGTTCCGGTTTCACCGGCGCGCAGTGCGGCGTTTTTCTGCGCGTCTACGCCCTTCATGATTCCGGCGGTCGTCCCGAATGTGGACAGCGCCGCACCGATCATCGCGTCATACGCAGACTGCGCAAGCAGCTCCTTGCGCCCCTCTGCGGTCGTGTAGCTGTTCGCGGCGGATTTGCCGCTGTCGTAGATCGCGCGAATCGCCGGTGTCAGCAGGTCGCTAACAGCTTCCTCGGCTCCCTCGCCGACAGCATTGGTCAGCGCGCGCACGATGCTGCGCCCCGTGTCCGTCTTTGCGAGCTTTTGTATCAGCTTTTCTGCCACGTCGTCCGCAGCGCCGCCGCCGAACAGCTTGCCAACGTCGAACATTTTCTCCGTTGCGATCTGCACGGCCGCCTGCGCCGCGCCGTAGATTACCTGCTCTCCGCCGCTTGCGCCGTCCATCATCGCCTCGCGTGCGCCGTTGCCGAAAGCCCGCACGCCCATGCTGGCAAGGCCCGCGCCGGGAATCAGCGCGTTGACCGCCATGTCCGCGCCGAGTTGCAGCCCGCCGGAGGCGATGTCCACCAGCGCGCCCGCTGCGGCGCTGCCGCCGAGATTGTCTTTCGCCGCTTCACGCGCCTCCCACGCCGCCGTGTCTGCCGCCTCTGCTTTTGCGTACATGTTCGCTTGGTTGCGCTGCCGGGCAGCTTCCGCCGTGGCCTTGTCCGCTTCCGATACGGTATCGTCCGCGACCGTCACGCCCATGATCTGTGTGCCGCTGCGCTTGCTCATCATCGCTCCGACGGCGCTTTCATAGGCGCTTTCCGCGCCCTTTGCAGCGGATTTCACGATGTCGCCGCCCGCTTGCGCCGTCTTGCTCTCCTGCATCCCGCTGCTGCGGTAGTCGTCGCTGATCGCCTGGTTCATCATGCCCAGCGGCGCGCTCGTGTCGCCGCTGTACCCGGCGTCGCCGAAAGCGTTCAGCAGCTTCTCCCAAAAGCTGATGTTCTCTTTCTTCTTCTGCGGCACAGGTTCAGAGATCGGTTCGGTGACAGGTTTCTGCTTGGCAGCAGTGCCTTGCGTCGCCGTCTGACCCCACACCTTATCCATTTTGTATTTTGAACCGCCGTAAGCCTTCTTGCCGTACTCTCTGTCAATTTTCTCCCGGCTGCTCTTTGCATACTGTTTCAGAAAGTCAGATGCCATGGTCAGTTACCTTTCCTTAGTTTGCGTTTCGGTAGGTATAAGTACCGTTGCCGTTGACGACCTCTTTCACCTTTCCAGAGTTCACGAGTACTTCCAGTTCACTTGGTGTCACGCGCCCATAGCCGCGCACCATCACCCAGCCGGGACCGTTCGCGTTCGTGATGTAGCTGTTTTCGTGGTAATCTACGGCGCTTTTTGGTTTGGTTTTCGGGTCTCTGGCCGAAGGGATCGCGTTGTCGTCGCCACCGCCGCCGCCGCCACCGCCCCTTCTGCCGTTTGATGCCGTGTAGCTCGCCGGGTATGCGCCTGTGCG